CGCAATAATCTTCGGCAAATTGTATGTCCAAGGTGGCATTGACCCTACTTATTTAGCATTGGAACCACAAGCAAGTGGACCAACCGGATTTACAAACCCTTTATGGGTAGATATTGGTGGAAATTTACGCTCAGAAAAGATTTATATAAGTCAAAGTACTACTGGAGGTGCTACAGACCCTATTTTAAAAATGGAAAATACTAACGGTAACGCAAACTCGACTCAGGTTGAGTTATATAAAAACTCAGCAAGTCCGTTATTAGCTGACGGAATAGGCGCGTTATCCTTTAACGCAAATAATTCAACTCCAGCAAAAATAGAGTACGCTCGTATACAAGCAGACCAGAGAGATACTACCCCTGGTAGTGAGAATGGTTCAATATCATTCTACGCATGTCAAAACTCCCCTACCCCTGTTGAATACATGCGTATAAATGGTTTTACTGGAACTATTGACTTGTATAAGGATTTGAATATGGGAGCAGTTGCTATAAAGGATAGTGCTTCGGTAACTGGAACGAGCGGACAATATCTCACTGCTGGAACTGGTGCTTCTACCCTATGGGCGACACTACCTACCAGCGTTGCAAGTATTACTGGCGGAACGAATATAAGTGTAACTGGAACTGCATCCGTTCCTATTGTTAATCTTCAAAATCCTCTAACAGCAACACTCAATCTCGGCACTCAAAATTGTCAAGGGACTTCCAGTCAAATCACCCTCACAAGTGGAGGCAGTCAAGCAAACGCTACAGCAACGCTTGGTTTTACTTCTGCTGATGCTTCGGTTGCTACAACAAAATCAGTTCTATTCAAAACTGGTCTTACATGTCAAACCGCAACTAACGCTGTCGTTGTATCACCTACAAGTGTCGTTAAATCTGGAAGCACAGCGTTCGCTATAACTTCTGGTTCTTCTCAAATAGTTATTCAAGGTTTGGGGGGTCTTGCGAACGGCATACAAATAAATCAGTTGAGCGGACAAGGAACAACCCTAACAACATCACTCTCAAATGTGAAGTATTATCCAGATACTTACCTATCAAATAACGACAGCATTACACAAGCAGTCCCCGCCCCGCAGGTTATTCACCAGCGTCTAACCCTAAACAATTTGGGTCTAACAAATACGAGTATTTGGAACGATTACGGCGGTAATGCTTTTGCTGGATACTCCGCATTTTTTATAGATAGTAATAGTAATGTATGGTTGGCGGAAGCGGGAACGGGAAATATTCAAGTATACGACAACCCTCCTAACACTCTCCTACATTCTATCGCTATGACTGGGACACTAACGGGTGGACCAACTGCCGTAAATGTTTTTTACGAGCAGGGTGGGTATGTATTTATAGGTGGTAATTTTTCAGTAATCAACGGCAACGGACAAGGGCAATTTGGAATAGCAAGAGTAGCACTCTCTTCATATACAGAAGACCTTATGTTTGATAGTGGTAATACAGAAGCGGGTGTTAGTGGTGGGGAAGTGTTTGATATTACAGATGTCGCTGGTGAATTAGATATAGTAGGTTCTTTTACTACTACAAATACAGGCAACTCCGCCTTACGAATGCTGACTATAACAGACCCCTATGTCGCAGGTGGAGGAAGTCAAACCTTTATAGAAAGTTATGGCGGGGCAGATAATACAATTTATACTATTCTTTTTGAACCTACATTTGGAAGGGTATATTATGGAGGTGATTTCAGCGGTGTTGGAATTAATATTGGTTCGGTGGGTTGTAGTTATATTGCTTATTGGGATATAGCATTAGCAAATTGGAATATCGTAAGTGGAAATGCCTTTAACGGACGGGTAAATAAAATCGTATTAACGGGTCATACAGATTTATATGCTGTGGGTGCTTTTAATATGGTTTCTTCAACCTTCAACTGCTATTTAGACCTCAACACCACAACGGCGAGTGATAGTAATTTTATCTTAACAAATACTCCTTCATATCAACAGACATTCCATATTGGAGGGCAATTAGCAGTAATGGACGGAGCAACTTTTTATAGAGAAAATGGAGTTGGTGTATGGACGAGTTTGGGTATTCCCGAAACAACTGGGTCTGTTATAACTGGTATTCTTAATTTCAGCGGTGATTGGAAGGTAATATACAATAATTACGGACTTATCCGCACACATTCAGTCCAACCTCATTCCTGCGTCTTTACAGGTTCTTTTAAGTATGATAATACCTCTTACGGCAACTACACTATAGTCCCGAGAAATGTATCACAGCAATTTATAGGCGACGCCACCTGTTCTTTTTGGTCTATTATCGGCGCTGGGGTCGGCACTTTCAGTTAAAATGTAAACACATTAAAACATATCAAAATAAAATCTTGATATACTTTAAACAAAGGTTTAGAATGTCTGTATCCAGTATTATAGACCAAACAACAGGAAAAATCTATGATGATTTAATCCCGCAGGGCGGAGGTATTAACCTCGCTAAAGGTCAAATCATTACAGCAACAGCAACACAAGAAGTAGCGTTCCCTGTAGCACCACCAGCGGACGGAAGTGTTCTATCTTACGACAGCGGTGAACTAACAGGGTTGAGATATATACCAGTTCCAGGAGCAATTCCTATTGACTATCAAGAACTAATATCAGCAAACCAAGCAAACGCACCTACAATAGTCCCAGCACCAACATCAAACAATTATGTTCTAACAAGTGATAATGCATTAGGGGCGGGGTCAGCGGGTCTCGCTTGGAAGGCGATAGGTGGTTCTGGTATTATTCAAACCAACGCACCTTTAGACGACAGCGAACCAGTCGCAGGGACAAATCTCCTCGCAATCAATTTTACAGCAGTCAAGGGAGAACTCCCAGCAGGAAACGGGACAGCAAAAACAGGAGCGTTAGTCCCAGCGCCTACAGTTGATAATTATGTTCTTACTTCAGCATCAGCAGAGGCAACAGGATTGAAATGGTTGCCTCTCGCAGGACCAAGTGGAACAATAACAGCAGTAGCACCTCTTCAAGATTTAGAACCGGTCGCAGGAACAAATGAACTCTCAATAGCGTTCACAGCAGTCAAAGGAGAGATTCCAGCGGGAAATGGAACAGCAAAAACAGGCGCATTAGTCCCAGCACCCCCTACGAACGGATATGTCCTAACGGCAGATAGTTCAACAGCAACAGGATTGAAGTGGTTGCCGGGTGGCGCACCTTCCGCACAAACAAACTTCTTTCGTCTAACTGTTCCAGCATCACCACCATTCACTACCGCTGGTGTAGAAATTGAACTACCCGCACCAAATACTGTCGCTACATTTACAGACAACGAGCAATTTACTATGATGAATTATGAAGTTCCAGCGAGTTCTGCTAATACTTTTACATTTCAGTCAATCCCTTTTATAGGTGCTTCGTATATTGGAACAGGTATAGGAGGAATAAACCAAACTTGCTGGTTTGTTGAAAATGGTAGTAATTGCTATTTACTAAAGGGACAATTACCTTTATCTGCTACGAGTGGAACTCTCGTATGGGCGTCATTTAGTAATGTTCCAGCATCAGGTAATACTTTACCTGCGTATGTTAGTGGAATAGTAGCAACTGCGAATTATGTTTATTTTTATGGGTATTTTGATGGGTTCAATACTGCTTCGGGTGCTACACCTGTCGCTAATCTTACAAATTGCGGAAATATTGTAAGGTGGAATAAAACAACGGGCGTATTTTCAAAGTTAGGAGGTGGTGGATTGGTCTATAGTGGAAATGGTGATAATGGTGAAATATGTTCTGTATGTGTCTGCCCGACAGATGATAAGAGTTTAGGCAACTATCTTTCAAACCCAAAAACACTTGTATTGGGAGGAAGTTTTACTCAAACTTTAGGTGGAGGTTTATCGTGTCCTTATATTGCTTTTTATGATGAAGGCACAGATACTTTTTCAATTGTAGGAGACACAGCAGGAGACGGAATTACAGCACCAGCACCCGCAGTAGTAAATACATTTCCAACATACTATATTACTTCTTTGGTGTATAATACAAACACAAATGCCCTTCTCGTCTCTATGAATAAAGTTGATTACTCTTGGACGATTGGAGGTGTGCCTTTCGTCCAGTATAACGGAATTACATCTTTCGGTTGGAAAATAGCACCCGCCTCAACTGCTATACCACTTGGAACATCAGGACAGATACTTAACCCTAATGGTAGAGGGATTGGTATTGGTATTGTATTTAAATCAAGTGCTAATCAATATTGGTTGTTGATTGGTTATACTGATGCTCCTGATGTAAATTGCTGGTGGAAACTATTAGATGAACCAACAGCAAATCCATTTTTAGCACCAACATCAACTGTTCCACCACTTCAATATAGGGGTGCTTCTGGAACGACTTGCGATATTCCAGTAAAGATATTGTATGCGAGAGGTGGTAGTAATGAACCAGACCAGTCCCCCGTCCCGTTTATTAATCCGCCTGTTGATGGGAGTGCTTCTCGTCTCATTTGGATTGATGATACAACATCAAGCACTTTTGTTGCTTATTATGTTGCTCCAGCGACAGGCAGTCCTGCTATTCAGCAATTCATATCTTCATCAACTACCGCTGGGTCTTGGAGTTCTATCGCAAACGCACAAGACCAGTTCAATTTAAATCAGTCCCTACTACCAAGTATTGTTATGATTTTTGGTGATACTAATTTTACAGGACATTCGGTAGTAGCAAATACCTCTTATGTAGGGGTTTTATATATACCTTCAGGTATTAGTTATTATGTGGGGACGCAAGGAACAGCAGTATCTACAAAGATTATATTTGGTTCAACATATTCATCAATTCAGGCAGTCGTAGATTTAGTGGCGAATACCTATAGGGTTGTAAATACTTATGGAAACATTCAGTTTTTATAGTTAAGGCAGTATTTTAGCAAAAATATTATCTTCAGTATAATTATAAACAAAGTCCAAATGTCTCTTGCGTCTTCTTCTTCATACAGCGTCGCTGGTTCGGCAATTAAGCAACAGGGAACTCTAACCTTCGTCGCAGGGCAGACCGCTACTGTTCCTTGCCCTTCTATCACCGCTACTGATGTTGTTCTCTTGAGTGTTCGCACAGTCACCGCCCGAACCAATCCTGATTTGGGTCTTGATAATCAGTTCACAATCGCCATCACCGCTGGAACTGGTTTTACCGCTATATCTCTTGATGCTCTCTATGCGGGAACTACTGCCTATTGTGTCTTCGCCAATTCCCTCCCTGATGTGAATATCACCTCTGCTTAAACATTTAGGTAAGGTGGAGAGGTGAGGCAAGGTGAGGCAAATCACATATCATTCTTATATACCAATTGCGCTTATTGGTATATAGCACATAACCCCCATAATACCCCACCTTGCCCCACCTCCCCACCTTGCTTTTCTGGATTATTTACGACTATTTTAGATTAATACACCCTTAAATTAGATTAATACAACAATAATCTAACCAAAAAGCACTATTACAAGGAATAATAATATTATTTATACTGGAATAGTGTATTGTTTTTAGATTAATACACCCCTAAACAGATTATTACAAGGATACGGGTCGCACAAGATTATTTACAAAGAATATTTAGGGATATTCCATATAATTTTATATAGGCGTATGATATAGAACCAATATGAGTCAACCAACCCAAATATACTATGATTTAGATGTTGTGAACTCAATCCAACCATCTCTTACTACATCACAAACATCTCAAGCAAATCGCTTGACCTTCACAGAGGTTAGGAGCAGTCCTATTTTAGACAACCCCAGCGACTATTTTTTGAGTATCATTAGGTTCTCTTTAGACACAGCAGGGAGTATGCCCCTATTTATCCCGCAGATTGAATTGAAGAATACTGTAGGAGCGAATCCTTGGAACAATACTGTATATTATGTGAGTGTGGAGTATAACCCTCCTCTTGCTCCAGCGGACAGATTGATTGCGAAGAAGCGTGTGATTTATGTCCCCCAGTCAAATATTCTGCCTCCGCCCCAAATAGCACCACCTTCACTCGTAGAGGCGACTGACCCTTACTATTGGTGTAATAACATTCAGGCGTTTATCTGTATGATTAACGAGGCACTTAAGGACGCTTATGCTGATATTATCGCACAGGCAGGAGCATCTCTGCCTGTTATTACTCTCCCTACTGATTGGTTGGCGGGTAATGAACCCTATCTATTGTGGGACGCTGACACCGCAAAGGCAACTTTAGTAGCACAAGCGTCCAACTTCACCCAAGATTGTTTGAATGTAGGAGATGCTACTGGATTTGTCTACTTTAACAATCCTCTCTTCCTTCTATTCTCATCATTTCAGGCATTCCACAACTACACCTTTGACCCAACTCCTTTAAGCGTAAATGATGGCGAGGCAAACTATCTGCTGAAGATATTTAACAAAAAGAGTGGGAATTATGTTCCCGCCAACCCTGTTGCCCCTATTCCTCCGCTTCCGCCTATTGTTCCGTTTGTAGGTCAAGGTCCGCCCTATACTGCTATTTATATGGAGCAACCCTATAGCACGGGTGCGACTATGTGTCCTATTCAGTCGCTCGTCTTCACCACTACTCTACTCCCGGTTTTGCCCCAATTGGTAAGCATTCCCAGAGTATTAAGCAATAATAATGGAAGTATAGGACAAAATGATAATTTAAGCAACGAAATCACAGATTTAGTAGTTAATTTAGTGAATGGAACAGAATACTTCCCGAATGTTCTCTACCTGCCTACCGCCGAATATAGAATGATTGACCTTCAATCCAATTCCCCACTTTACGGAATCCAAATTAGCGTCGCTTGGAAAGATGTTTACGGAATTACCCACGATTTCTTCTTACAGAATGGTTGCTCTTGCTCCCTGAAAATTATGTTCCGTAAGAGAGATGGAGGTGTAATGTAATTTTAGGGATAATAAGCAATCCTATCATTTTTTTTATCTTTGCTATAATTATAAACAAAGATAAAATGGCGAGTGCTGATTTTGAGAAGATTTGCGTCCAAGACGACCTGCTCTTGACTACCGACAAAGTGCGATATGCTGTCTTTAAGGGAGCGCAGAACATTACCCCCTCCCAGTATGAAGCGATTTCTAAAAGCACTTCCAGTATTACTTTTAATATCCAGTTGCCGAGTGAAAGCACAGTATTCTCTCGTCGCTTGATGGTTGAGACAGATATGTCTATCACCTTTAAGGCGACTCCTACCGCCAGTATGCCTGTCGGTCAAACTATCGTTAATTTAGGATATGCTTCTGCTCTTGGTCCTTTCCCTTTCCACTCCTGCTGTTCCACCATTCAGGCGACCATCAACAACAACACAGTATCCCAGAACCAGCGTGATATTATGTTCCAGTTGCTCCGCTTTGGCGACCGCCGTGAAGTTGCCCGATACAACAACGCCACTCCTACCCAGTATGACTCTTACTTTTCTTATACTGATGCTCTTGGCGCAAACAACAACCCCAACTCTGCTTGGAATGATTGCGCTTTAGACCAGGACTTCCAACCCAGAGGTGGATTTGTGATTACCTCTATCGCTGGTAATACCCCCAAAGCAAACGGCGGTGATACTGCCGAGCGCACTATCGTCATCAACTACAGAACCCGTGAACCTCTTATGATGTCTCCCTTTTTGTGGACCGACCCTGAAACCAACAATTCTGGACTGTATGGTTGTCAAACACTCAATTTCGTCTTTAATTTGGGGTCTGCTAATCGTGCTGTTCGTCTCGCCAACGGACCTACTGGAACTGCTACTGCTACTATTGCGAACCCGTGGTTTTCTATCGGCACTCAACCTTACATTTCTAATGTTGCTTCTTCCCAGTTGCTTATGCTCTTCCTTACTCGCCAACCTTCCAACTTGGTCTCTGCTCGTAATGTTGTGCCTTTTATGGAGTATCCCCGCTATTTGACGAATGTTTCACAGGCAATCAACGCTGGAGACAAGGTAGAGCAGAACTTCGCCAGTATTCAGTTGAACTCTGTTCCTGATAAAATTATAATTGTCGCTCGTAAGATTCTTGCTACTCAAACCCCCGCTGACGCTGATTCCTTCTTGGCGATTAAGAAGGTCTACATTAATTTCAACAATAAGGCGGGGTTATTGAGCGGAAGCACACAGTGGGATTTGTGGCGTATGTCTGTTGAGTCAGGTTCAAATCAAACTTGGGCGGAGTTTAGCGGTAGTGCCTACAAATCTTCACAGGCAGGAGCATCTTCCGCTACTGCTCTCCCGCAGGTTCTTCCTCTTGTTGGTTCTGTCCTTGCCCTTGAGTTTGGTCGCCATATTGAACTTGATGATGTCTACGCACCCGGTTCAATCGGTGCTTTCCAACTTCAGTTCAGGGTTGAATTGGAGAACCAGACGGGTCTCAATATTGGTGCGAACGAGTATGAGTTGGTTCTTATCACCGCCAACAGCGGGGTTCTGGCGATTGAGCGTGGAACTTCACAAACTTATACCGCAATTCTGTCCCGTGCTGATGTTCTTGCGGTCAGTTCTCGCCCCCAGTATGCTAAATCTGGTCTTGCCCGTCTCGTCGGTGGTTCGGTTGAAGACAAGGTGAATATGATGGCGAGACCTTTGATGGAAGCAGTTGGTATGGGTTCTTCCGGTGGTGGTCTCTCTGGTGGTGGTCTTTCTGGTGGTGGTCTGTCGGGCGGTGGTCTGTCGGGCGGAAAGATGGCGAAACACTTGGGTATGTAAATTGTTTAGACCCCTAATAATTTCTTGTGTGTAAAAACACTACTGAAACCGCCTTGGCGCAGAGGAAGCGCGCGGGACTCATAATCCCGAGGTCGTTCGTTCAAACCGAACAGGCGGTAGTATTATTACAATAAAAAAAAGGTCTTACCCTGCCTTTTTTTTATTCACTTACTGGGCGCTGATTGGAATGAGTTCAGGCATCTCTTCCTCTGCGTCTAATGCCTTGATTTGTTCGCTGACTTTTTCGTAGAGTTTGTGTTTGCCTTCAAATGAAACGAGCGCCAAGAGTTCCCTGAATTGTTCCTCTGCCTCGTCGCACCAAGCGAGGTTGTGCTTTCCAGCATCAAAACCTCTCTGCTGGATTTCAGCGGTGATGCCGATAATCAGGTCTTCAAGTTTTTCTTCGTCGTAGTAGCAACCACCTTCATCTTCAGGTTCACATCTCGCATACATCTCCTCTCCGCACTTGGGGCAGAGTTCCATAAGGGGTTCTTCGTTGGAAACGAACATCAAAATCTTTGGTGTAGTCATCTTTGTCTGTATCTGTGTCTTTGTAGAAACGCTGATAGGTATAGTATTCAATTTTTTTTGCTTTCAATTTTTTTTATTTTCACTATAATTTGATTTCACATCTGGAGGAAAAAGTGAGGTGGAGAGGTGAGGTGAGGTGAGGTGAATCTGGGGTCAAGCGCTATATGCTATAATGGTGGTTTGGGGAATAGGGAATAGGTTGTGAAATGCCCCACCTTGCCCCACCTCCCCACCTCAAAAACAAAAAGGAATAACTTTAGAAAATAAAACCTTCAACTACTATAGAAAAGAATGCCTGTCAAACTCCCTCGTCCACCTATTAAACCTGTCGTAGATTTAGCAAGAAGGGTGCTTCCCGCTTTATGCCCCAACCCTAATGTGTCTATTTCTCTACCACCTAAAATTACTTTCGGTTGCCGTTAGTGAAGATTAAGGTGTTTTTTTCTCTGTTTATTACAATAAATATCCGGTTATTGTAATATGGAAGGTGCTATTGCTTTTTATGAAGTCCAGAAAATGATGACCCGTATTAAGGAGTTGGAAGCAGAGAATGCTGAATTGAAAAAAAAATTAGAGACATCTACTGCTGAACGCTTGGGATTGCGCTCTGTCTCTTTTGGTTCTCCCTGTATGGAAGACCCTGTTGCCTCGCCTACCTGTGTGTCTCGTGTGTGGAAACCCCCTCACAATCTTAATTGGAGGATAGAAGGGATTTGATTGCGACGAGTTGCTGTTGTAATTTTTGATTCTCGGCAACCAACTTGGCGTTCTGCGCCTGAAGGGTCTCAAGTTCTCTGCTTACCTCTCCGCTGATGCTGTCGCTGATGGCGATTGGTTTGGTCTCTGGGAAGATTTCTTCTCTGGTGAAGTTTGCTTGGACGAAGGCGGTGAATTGCGCCACATTTTCAGGATTACTGAAATCCAGTCGGTCATCACCGAGCAAATCATCAAATGTAGGTTCGGCGCATTCAGGGTTATTGTCAACACACACAGCACAATCGCAATCTGCCTGTCGCCCCTCGCAACAGCGCCAACACAATTCACGCCACTCACATTTCGCATCTTCGGTTATGTAGAGGTGCTTCTTACACACCTTACAATCGTAGGAGAGTTCTTCTTCTTCTTCTTCTTCCTCGCAGTCCTCGCAAATGTATTCCTCGCCTTCTTCGTGTTCGCCTCCAGTATAGCACAAACGCTCACATTCCTCGCAGGTGGCGTATTGTTCCTTCTTCATTTGTGTAGTCATTTGTAATTGTCTTGTGTTGCTTGACGCTGATGTATATATAGATGGAAGAAAAACATTTCAATTTTTTTTGAAATCAATTGAAATGCTAATATCATAAAAAAAGTGATTTTTTATTTTTTGGTGATTTTTGATTTTCCATTATTAAAAATATAAATTGAAATCTTTTTTCCTGAAAGAAAATTGAAGTAGTTTAATCACATTAATTAGAACACAGCAAAGAAATCAAGAAATCAAAATGTCCTTTCAAAATGGAATCACCAACTGCGACGAACGCATCAACTCAATCAAGGAAAAAATTGAAGCATACGAAAGCAAGGCGGTCCTATCAAAATTGTTTGGCGGACTTTTTGGAGAAGAAGGTGGTAAGTTGAGAGGATACTCGGTAGGTTGGGAGAAGAAGGTGGAAAACCTGAAGGTAGGTATGAAGATGATTGAGATTGAAAAAATGGTATACAAGGCACACGAACAACAAAGGAAGGCAACCCTCCCTTTGTTGTTTGAAAAATACAGCGCTCAACTGGCGCAATATCTGGAGTTGAGTCAGGAGGAAGTCAATTTGGAGGTTATGGAGCAAGGTTCGTATCTGGAGATGTGTCGTTCATCACTCGCCCAGCGTGATTTCATTAAGAAGATGTGCGGTGTCGCTTAAGAGAGTGTGGTCGCTGACTGAACGCTCCGCAAGTCCCCTACAAGTGTCGCATTACAAACGCAGTTATGCTTATAATAACCCTGCTTGGTGGAAAACATCTTTACATATTCGTAGAGGTGTGTAAGCAGATTTTTTTCTTCTGTGAATGAGGAATTGTGGTGGCGCAGAGAGGACAGAGTGGCGTTGCTGACGCTGAATGCGTGTAGCGTATCCTTCCACACTTTATACTTGCCGTTGAGTTCACGCTGTGCTTTGAGATATTCCTCCTCTGTGTAGAGTTTCTTCTTGGAAATCTCTCGCAACTTGGCGAGTTCAGCGTTATACTGGTTCATAAATACTCGGTGGTTCTTGTCTATATCTGTATTGAGAACACTTATGTAGTGGGCGACTTTGTTTGCCTTCTCACTCTGCGTCTGCGGGACTGGGATTATTTTGTGAGTAGCAACCGATACGGGTAATACGGCAGGGGCAACGGGAGGCGGAGCAGGGGATTTCTTTGCGACTGCTTTTGCTGGTGCTGGTGCTGGTCGTGGTGCTGGTTTTGGGGAGCGCAATATTCTTTTGACTGCTTGTCGTATGCGTCTGCCTCCACGCAGGTCTTCGTCTGCGTTGTCTTCTGCGACATCATCAAATCCAAGCGAGTAGTCGTCGGTCTCTTCTGCGTTTGCGAAATCCAAATCGGTAGATGCGGATAATGAAACATCATCTATCGGCAAGGCGTATACACAGGACGCAGAAAAAAGTAGGGGAAGTAGTGCTAAAAGGTAGTAAGGACGCATCTTTATATTATACCCCAATATTTTTATTATGAGAAAATCTTGTATTTGGGTGCTTTTTGTTTTCCTGTGAATATTTTGTAATTCTCGTTGGTGATGCGAATCGGGTCTGGATTCTCGTCCATATCCTTTGGTTTCTCCTTCTCCTTCTCAAACCCACCACGCACAGACGAGAACATCTGCTGGAAGGGCAGGAGCGACTCATCAATATCAGTAGCATTAGAAGAAAGAACCGGGCGAAGAGGCATAGTATCCATTTTGGATTTGTAGGCAAAGGGGTTAGGCATTCCAATCCTGCGCTTGAATGCTGACTGCTCTTCTGCGTCATCATAATCAACATTTCCACCATACATTTCATAAGGCATCAGGTCATTAATGTTGTCGTTCACTCCATCAACAACACCGCCTGACATCACTTCACCTCTGCGTTTCAGGAACTCTGCGGGTGCTGAAAACTCATTTATGAAAGGCATCATTTTCTCACGCCTCTCCCTGCCCTGCGACATATCAACAACACGGGGGTCGCCTCTTGCCCTCTCCGCAAGATATTTGCGGTCTTCCAACTCCCTACGCTGACGACCAAGACCAAATAAATCACGCTCATTACCAACCAATCCTCTTTGAACTTGGTCGTCCTTATACATTTTAATTGCGCTCATAATCGGTTGGATTTCTCCGTTCATAATTTCAGCATCATCTAAAATGTCTCCCGGTCCTCTATCCCGTATGCTGGTGTATAGTTGGGGATTTGCCTGTTTTATCACAGCAAGAATCTTACTCAAATCCTTCGGGTCATTTCCATCAAACACAGCACCATTTCGCACCTCATTATCAATTATGACTTGGGCGATTCCCTTTGCGTTGTCGCTCCCGTTTGCGACCTGTGGGACATCTCTAAATGTGCTGAAAGCAGGTTGTCCTGCTGGTCCGCCTCCTGGTTGCTGTGGTTGAATAACTGGGGATAGAGGTGCGGGTGCGGGTTGCTGTTGAGGCGAACCTGGTTGAATAACAGGGGATACGGGTGCGGGTGCGGGTTGCTGTGGTGGAGATGGTGGTGCTGGTTGTGCGATTCTGCTCTGGAAACCTGCTAATTGTGCGAGTGATGCGGGAGGTTGTCCTTGCGATAATTCCTGAAAGAATTGTGCGGATAGAGTATATGCCTGTGCTGAAACCTGGTCGTTCTTTTGACCTGGTTTGGTATTGCGTTTGAGATTGAGTGCCTCTCTTACATCTCCTATTATTTGTGTGATGACTCCCTTTGCTCTTATGCCTCTCCCTCCCAAATCAGTTGCGTCATACACCCGTGTTGCTTCACTTACGAAGGGGACTCTATTTTCTCCTTGTGCTAAAGTGGCGATTGCCCGAAGAACTTGTCCTGCGTCTGCCTGTGAGAGTTGTCCTGCTTGTGCGGGTTGTGCGGGTTGTCCGCCTGGTTGTGGTGCGTTGGGGTCAACGGCAGGTTGTCCGCCTGGTTGTCCGCCTGGTTGTGGTGGTGGTTGTGGAAGATTTGGGTCAGGAACAATCGGCGCAACAGGGAAAGGATTTTTACCGAAAACCTGACTCTTAACATTCTTATCACTTTCATACTTATCTACCGCTTGTTTGCTGATTGGTTGGTAAATAGCATTCTTCAGGTTGTCGTTCATAAGCATAATCGTAGAGTAGGCGCTTGACGAAGCATTCCTCATTCGTTCATACGCATCTCTATCTATTGCGTTGCCCTGTCTTGTATTAGGGAAGGCATTAAAACCAGCAACATACAGATTGGCGGACTGCTGGAGCAACGCCAACAAGGGCAACAAGTAGGTAGTATTAATACCACTCTTAAAATCCTCGTCTGCCTTCATCTGTGGAGCATAAAGATTGATGTAGTTCACCAATTCATTATAGTTGGCGATAATATCAGTCATCTTGAAATAATCTGTTGCGATTGAAATCAACCGACTATCCGTAAGGAGACGACCGGGTGAAGGATTGGTGCTTAAATTAATCAACGCTTGAAGTTGTGTAAATAGGTCATTCTTGAAAGAGAGGAGTTGCGAGATTTTATTCACGAAAGACCCAATCTTGAAACTGACTCCAACATCTCGGGAACTTTCGGGCATTTGACTCTGGTCGTAGAGGTCTGCCTGTCGCTTCTCATTCTCGTATACCTGTTTGTTATACTTTGCGTCTGCGTGATTTAAAATGCTCCGCTCCTTCTCCCTGCTGTCGCCACCTCTGTCGCTTTTGTCTCTTTGACGGGCAGGTTGGTCGCCCAAAAGTGCTTTCAATCTATCCATATTGGTTATATATTCCTTAAATATAATAATTTTTAACGAATATACTTAAAGTAGTCGGTTATTCAAATAAATCCTTCTCGGCAACCTTTGCTTCCACCTTTGTCTCCTCTACCTCATCTTTGCGGTCAATAATAGCATTCTGCTCTAATGCTCGGCGCTTGATAATATCGCTTAATGCCTCTTCTTGCGGGTTCTTCTGGGGTCTGCCCTTGAACCACTTAAACCAATCGGGAAGATAATACCACATATTTATAATCTAAACAGAGAAAAAATAATCAAGGATTCTACGGGTTCTTCATTACAACCACCATCAAGGGTTTTATATATCCCATTTTCTTTTCGTCGTCGGCGCTTCCATCATCTTTGCCGAACCTAAATCCCTTAACCCCTTTGCGTAGGAAGCGTATCTCACAATTGGGATTCTTGTAGAAACACTCGTGGAAATATTTGGTGTGCGTAGACGCTGGGAGCAGGAAAACTGCTGTTAGATTCTTGGTATTGAATGCCTTGTCTACAAACTTCCCAATCTTACCATCAAATAGGGGGTGAATGTATGCGACCTCACCCGTCCAGTCCTGTTTCAAGGCATTTTGCTCCTTCGTGTAATATCTGGGTAGTAGGTGATTCTCATCACTCGCACAAACATCAATCGTAAAGGCAAACTCCTTTGATAAATCCTTCCAAATATCCGGAGGAGTGCGGAGATACTCCATTTTTTTAGAACAGGAGAAAGACAAAGTGTTTTTTGCTATATTCTCTTTCATATCTATAATCTAAATAGATATAAAAATAATCTCACTTCAACGCCCGATTTACCAAAGTTTTAATGAAAAGATAAACAGCAATATCAGCAACAGAAGGAAAAACATACCAGAACACACCCCCTATAATTTTAGTCCACATTTATAATAGAAGGGGAAGAAAAGGTGCGACTGTAGACGCTACATTCCCCAAATCACTCCAGAAATCACCGCCTGACTGACCTGCGCCCCTATAGGTTGCTTTGGAATCCTTGAGCGCCTGTTTATAGGAGACCCCGTGTGCTTTGGCGTATGCTTTGGCGTGTTCTATCCATTTGGAAGCAGGACGCTTACCACCCGTAGCAGGAGAATCGTTGACTGCGGGGTTATTGACTGCCTGTGCCTTGTTAAGAGCGTCAACCATTTCAATTTCGTCTAAAGTTTCACTATTACCTGCCTGACCTGCTCCCTGACGATAGGTAGAATAATCCTTGCTCTTCTTCTTAAAATCATTCATAAATGCTTTGGTGAGAGGTTTTCCATTACAAGGCAGAGTTCCCTTATCACTCTTGATACAGCAGAAATCACCCTGTTTGACCTTGTAGGCAGGTTTGCGACCCTCACTCAATTTCAACCTTCTACCACCACTCTCCCCTGCTCCCGTAGTATATGGTTGATTCACATTTCCCCGACTCCTCTGCGCCATTAATGCCTCACTATTACCGCCGACAGGACGAGCAAAAGGAGAGTCGGTTGCCTCATTCCAACCAATATACGGGGCATTCACACTTGTATCACCGCCAGACATTCCTGCGTTCTGTGGGCGATTGAATGGGGGAACACCCCTGTTCGCAATCGCTCCACCTTTGTAGAGTTGCTGTTTGCCTGATAGAACACGGGTGTCTTTGGCGTTGCCCGTGCGTTGACCCAGAGAACCACCAGACATTCCCATTCCAGCAAAAATATCGCCCATAGCGTCCGCCATATTCATATTCTGCTCCAGCGACATAGCACCGCCTGACATACCCTCACCTTTCTTGCCCGAAAAGATGGACGCAACCTTTCCAGCAGTTTCAGCAACCTTACCCACCTTCTCAACAAGGGGCATAACCTTATCAAATCCTTCGTTCACCTTGTTTAATCCAGATTCCATAAAGTCGCCTACTTTGCCTACAGCACTTTCAATACCCTTCAGCAAGTCATCAACAAAATTACCGCCAGACATTCCATATCCGCTGACGAAGGGTTCAAGATAAGACATATCCGGTTCTGCTTGTCCGCCAGACATACCAAGACCCAGCAACAAGGGTGCGAGGGGCAGGAGTGAAGACCAATCAAAATCACCGCCAGACAGACCACCACCAGACAGACCTGCCCCGTGTAGCGCCTTCAACTCTGCGAGAAGTTTCCTGCCGATTGCCTTCTGCTTTGCGCCACCAGACAATCCCTTACCTTTCTTATTGAATCCTGAATACAAATCCATACCCGTTTTGATATGCGGGGCAACAGAACCAGCAACATCACCCACCTTTTTAATTCCGTCCAGCAGGTCATCAAAGAAACCACAACCCATCAACGAGCGACCAACTGCTTTGGTTCTGTCAACAGAACTGCTGTCCTTGCCTAAACCAAGAAGAGGCAGGAATGGCGCAACCTGCGAAACAATATTACCAAAATCACTCAAAAAATCACCGCCGGACAACCCGTATCCGTGATAAATACCAGTAGAGTTCAAGTCAGGGTTGAGAATGGGGTGTTCTGCGTCAGTAATCTCATCACCCCCAGACAGACCACTACCACACATACAAGGACCACGGGAGGGGCATCTACACGCCATTCCACCACTATATCCTGCGCCCTTTGGAATAAAAGGTGCGACTGCCTGTGCGACCTGACCGATAGGTTTCATAACAGACATAAACCCGTCTGCGAAATCGCTCCAAAAATCACCCCCGTCCAACTGAAAATCACCCTGACGCAAAGAATCACCTTTGACCTGACCTCCACGCAGAGGCGTTTGAGATGCCTCATAAGCATCATTCTTGATGTTTGCTACATCAAATCCCTTTTGCTTGTTCGCAATTGCGATATTGTATGGCGTTAAATAAGTAGACATACGATTCTGTTTATAATATTACAACAGAAAAAAAATGGGCGACCCCTGCCCTAATTGTTCCTTAATGTATTAATCTTTCAGTATGCCTGTTTTGGGTTTGACCCAAAACCTTCTCTGTTTTGGATTTGGATTGTCTTCCACCTCCTCTCTGGTGTAGCACTCCTCACAAATCACACAATCGTCCCTCTTTGAAATCTTACCTTCATTTCCCTCGTAGCAAACAGGTTCACTACACCTGTCGCAAGGTTTTCCGTCCAAGTCCAGAAACTTCATATTGTCCTTGAGTTCCGCCAGTTCCTTCTGGAGTTCATCAATTCTTTCAAGTTGCCTTTTACTCAAATCCGCCCATTCCAAGTGAATCTCCTCTGCTTTTGATAATGCTCTTTGATGCTTCTCCCGAAGTGCTGTGTGCTTCTCCACCTCATCAATCAAACTGCTATTCAATAATACAACAGTATCTATCAAATGTGCGATTTTTTTTTTTCCATCAACTAAATCGCCACTCTTCTCAAAGAGATTTTTTGTCTTACCATTTTCCACGCCAAACTGAAACTGCTGGGGAAGTTTTGAGTAATCGGGTTGTTCTGCGTTCATTCTTGATTTTCTGCTGTGTTTGAATTAGTGGGATTAACTGCTTTCAATTTTCCGTTTGTTGATAATACGCCAAAGTTTTCTCTGTAATCCATAAATCAATTCAATTTTTTTTTGCGTCATACTTACACCCACCGCATAATGTTTCACCATCAGGATACTCACGAGAAAACTCACGCCCACAAGGACAGATACAATCTGTATACATAATGTATTCAAACCAGATTCCACCTCCACGACACTCTGGGATAGGATTGACAAAGTATCTCAACCAATATTCCTTTCCTTCAATCTTCCAGAAGACCCTTCTTCCATAATCACTCGCACAATCAAAATCAGTAATGTTCGCAAAAGTTCCAAGATTTGCTTTTTTCAGGGAGTGTTTCGCCAGATTCCTTATCTGCGTCTCGTATGTTTTTGCCTTTGAAGTGAATGACATTTTGCTCTGTTGCTGATTTTGAATATAGGTTTAAAGTTTTCAATTTATTTTTCTTCAATTTTCCGGCGAGGAAAATCCACGCACCCGTGTTAATAATCAAAAATAAAAAAGAGGACTTACCCTGCCTCTGTTGCTTACCTTGCTTACTCCTTGTAGACGACAATCACATCACCAGCGGGGAAGTCGCTGACGAATATCTCTTCAGGGCAGTAAGAGAACTTCTTTTTGTATGCGCCATCTTGGGTTGGGTGGGCGCAGAGAGGGGTCTTGTAGGGGACTTGGCGGTTGGCGATATTCTTGAAGTTGGGACTGCTGGTGGTGTGGACGATTACGCCCACAATCTTCTTGCCTTTGGGAATCTGGTCTTTGATATTCTTTCTCAACTTCACCAAATCAACATATCCAGTTGAGTTGTGGAGTTCATCAGGGAACATCAAAGTTCCAATCTTGTCCTTGAGTTGTTGCTGGTATTGAGAGTGGGGAATCACTTGGATTGTTGTCATTTTGTATTTGGACGCTGTGTTCTAATTGATGGGATTAAACTACTTCAATTTTCTATTCAGGAAAAAACATTTCAATTTTTATTTTTAATAATGGAAAATCAATATCGGCGCAAAAAACACATAAAAACTTGAAAAATTGAAAAATTGAAATGCTAAAACTTTTATCAAGATGTGAGTTTTTCTGCGATTTCCAAAAAAAATTGAAATGTTTTTATTATTGATTTATGAATTACAGACAGACATTTACGGCGAACGGAAAATTGAAATGAATTGCGGACAACAATCCAGACAGCAGAATAATCAAGAACAAAGCAAAATGGAACAAATACTCAAGAATGTTGGTGTGTGCCTTGATATGGGCGAAGATGGAAGTGCGACTGCCTACGGCGAGTGGGACGAGGAGCGCAGGGCAGATTTCATTTCCAGCATTCTCGGCGGAGGCAACAAGAAGAAGGCACAGGAGGTTCACACCTGCTGTATGTGCGAGGAGAAATACAAGGGATTCGGCAACAACGCTCGTCCTGTGTATGAAGGTAGGTGCTGTGATGGGTGTAATCTGGTGGTGTTGAATTGTCGTGCTGGTGCTTTTCGCCCAGAATCCTTTACGGAAATGTTTGAGTTGTTCCCTTCTCAAAAGAAGTATGTCTATCGTGATTTGAAAACACTCTTCAAGACCGCACACAAGGGTCAACACATCAACATCAAGGAAGTTCTTCTTGCTGGAATGAAAAGAAGAGAAAGAGAGGAAGAAAAACAAAGAAAAGATTGGGTTGAAAGAATGGAGCGCCATATGAGAATGGTGGAAGAGAATAAGCGTTTGGAGGCGCTTGAAGAGGAGCGCAAGGCAAGAGACGAAGAGGAGACCAAGAAGCGTCAGGAGGACTTTGAGATGCGCGTCAAGGCGCTTGAAGTCAAGGAGGCGCAACGCAAAGTAGATGAGAAGCGTGAGAAGGAAGAGAAAGCAAAAAAAGCAGAAGAAAAGAAAGCGCAGAGGGAGGCAGAGAGGGCAGAGAAGCAGAAGAAGTTTGAAGGTAAGCGTAAGTAAATGAAATCATTTCAAAATCATTTCAATTCAGGTAAGATTGTTTGTTGTGTTTTTTGAAAACTAACACTTTTTTTCACACAAAAAAATATAAATTGATTTTTCATTTTCTATTTTCATTTTTTACAGACAATTTACCTCGCCGGAAAATTGAAATGGATTTCCAAATCAATTCAGGACAGCAGACAGCACACAAACGCAATATGGACGCAAATATGGAAATTGGACTCAAGACGCAAATCAACAGACAATCAGGTTTGAAGAGATGGGAAGCAGAAAAAGGCGCTCACACTATAGATTGTATGGTGGAGATGTGGAAAGAATATCAGGATTGCTTCAATACCCTTGCGTCTTACGGACACCACAAACGCTGGTCGTCAACACTTGAAGAGAAAATCTGGGACTTTATGCTGAATGGACCTGCCCGATTCAGCAAAAAAGTTTCCTCATCTCACTTTGGATTGAAGACCATCATTCAGGACTACAAAAACAAAAAAGGTGAAACAAAACCAGCGCACTTCACGCATAGAGGATGGTATTATGGTTCAACCAGACAACTTGGAGACAAACCTGTTGTTTACGAAGGCAACTTTGAAATCAACAAGAACAATTTCCAGATTTGTTATGACCGCCTTGATGAGTTGAGGAGGAGCAAGAAGGTTGTGGACCTTACCACAGGACAACAGGTGGGCGGACACTACGACCTTTCGGTGATATTCTTCCCAAAAGAAACTGCCTTCACCAGCGACACTCCTGATGTGAGCGAGACCAGCGACACTCCTGATGTGAGCGAGAATGAAGAAAGTGATGATGAGAAACCACTCGCACCTCCTCCTCCCAAAAAGACACTCAAGATTGTTCCCAAGAAGAAGTAAGCAAAGGTAAGTAAAAGGCAGGGTAAGTCCTTACATTTTTTTTCTGTGTTCTATTATATAACCAAAATGGATATTGCTGAAACAAAGGAAGGTATAGATGAGGCGATTCGCAAGTTTGTTGCCGTTTTGAAACTGGATAATTCACCTGTGATTCAACTGGGGACATCATCATTCAAAACCCAGCAATTTTTTAGTGATTATGACCTGCTGTCGCCAATAAGCAACCGCAATCTCTCGGCGCAGAAGATTTGTGATGAACTCAAGCGTATACTGAAATCCATAACTGATATGGACGACATCTGGTTTATTGAATTAAAAATCCAGAACACAGACGGGTCAAAGGAGAAGTTCTTCCCGCAAGATGTTTCGCCCCTTGATTGTGGTAAGGTGGCGAAGGCAATCAAGACAATTGATTATATTAAAATTGACGCAGTCATATTCATACGGGATACAAACAAGTTGACTGAACTCTCAATCATTTACGCATTCCAAGATGTTCCCGCTAATGAAATCCTCATCAAGACAATCAGCGAGGATTACAAACATTACAAGTCAGCAGGAAATCCCTACAAGGCGCTCAAGAGATTATTTAGTGTATATAGGATAGACGGCAACCGGGAGAAAATGGTGGAACTCTCCTCACTTTTCAATAGTAATACGGGCAAACTATATTCCCTCTCCAGCAATCTCAAGGCAGTCAAACTCATTCTGGAATCTGGCGTATCCGGGAAAAATCTTGGTGAGAAGACACGGGTCAATCTACAAGATGTAAGCAAGACAATCGGCAAACCTTTACGCACAGAGCGAGAGATTGACACGGGCATCAAAGCATTAGACGGGCAAATCAAAAAAGACACGCTTGAGTGGTTGAAAACGCATAAATCAGTTTTGCCGTAGATTTTTTTATATGTTGTTTATATTATAGGATTGCTATTAAAATGAACGCTTTTAATGTTGCGAATATTGGTAGACCTCTTGCGAAGATTATGGGTGGAAAATTGGATAAGCGCTTGATAAGCGTCGCACCTGATGGTGAGGTGAATCCATCAACGGATAAGACATTTACTACTATCAACCTGCCTGAAGACGCAAAGTTTCAGGTAGTCCCTGATTCTAAAAAGGAAAGGGATATTCTGTAT